GTTTCCCAGTCACGATCTGAGTGGGAAACCAAGCAAATTACAGGAATGAAGATCTAACCAGTATGGGGGCAAAAACAAACAGGGACACTACTTAGGGGGCGCGAAATTTGCAATTGCCTGATTTTTAATGATTTATAAGATTCGTGATTTTTTGCGAAAATTGAAAATCCAAAAACAAACGTGCCAAAATGCCGTTTGAACGGTGCTCAATCATCTTTCTGACTGTTAAAATCAGGGAATAATTGGTTCAAAAAATGTTCAATTTTCTCGATTCTTGCCACCTCAGAACGGGGCTTATGGATGAGGGAAGGTGGTGTAAATGACCTAGTGATCCTAAAACGAGCCTCCCATATTTCAGCTACTTCCTCGTAGCTGATTGTGTAGGGTTCATAAATATACGTATTTGCTGGAATCATCAAAAGACTGTCGTGATATAATTCTAAATACTTAGCGTTAATGCCTGATTCTCTGGTTATTACGATATATACTAGCCCTGATTTAATTTCTTGCTTATTCTCCACTTTACTACACACAACATAATCTGAACTCAATAAAATAGGCTCCATACTGTCTCCTAAGATCTCGAAGGCGCGGCTTTCTGGCGGTGCTCCGGGGATATCTAAGTAATGTAAATTTTCGTCAATGTATTCTTGCGTCCACTCTCCTAAATAGCCTGCTTGAGCCTTTGCAGGCACTAAAAGCGTTTTTTTATGTAAACTGCTTGTTAGGTGTACAAGGTTGCGGGGTTCAGCCGCTAAATTAGGTGTACTTTGCACAGTATTTGCATAGTTGGATTTTGATTCATTTATCGACTCTCCATTAAAAAGCCAATTAAGGTCGATTTTATATTTGTTGGTTAACTTTCTAACAAACTTTGTAGATAAACTTATTCGGCCAGTTTCAATACTAGCTAACGACCCCTGCTTAACATCAATGTTATTTGCAAAGTCAGTTTGACTTAACCCTAGTGACTCCCTAAACTCTTTAAGCCTCTTTCCTATTTCATCTTTTTCCCTATCTAAGATCATATCAAAATGATATTATTACTATTTTTTGATATAAAATCTATTCTTTCTCTTGCAATTTATTATTTTTTGATATAATATTGCAATGTAAATGAATAACAAAAGCTAATACAATGACTACAATTATTGAAAAAAAGAATAATCTCAGAAAAACACTCTATAGAGACTTAAGACTTTTCAGAGGGGCAATAAATGAAGTCTCTAGGAGATCTGGTAAGAATCGAAATTGGGTACGTCAAGTGCTCACCAAAGAAGAGACAGCGGGTGCAGATGTTATTCTAGTTGCTGTTGAAGTATTAAATGAATATCAAGAAAAGAGAGATAAAGAAAATGCCTTAATCCTAAAGGCTGTTCGAGCGACCGCATAACCTAAGTTTTTCATACGATTACAATACCCAAAGCCTGGCTTTCGAGCCAGGCGTTTTCAAGAAACAACTAGTTGTGGGACATAATGGAAAAGATGGAATTGATAAGCGAAGTTTTACAATCATATATACATTGTTTTCGGGGGCTGGTCCCACCCTCATTTTCCCCTTAAAAAATATCTAAATGCCTAGTGATAAATTTTCCAAAAAAGACGGCTGGATAACCGTCTATGTTGACTACCAAAAAAACGAAACCTTAAGTGTAATGCAGATCGTGGATATCGTAACAAAAGGAAAACCAGAAGGCTACGTAATTGGGTCGGTGGTAGATCTGGATACAAAAGCAAAAGTCATTTATCGAAAGAAAAAATAAGTCTTATGAAAATAGTAAATATAGAATTACCAGGCACCCTTGGAGTCGTTCTTGTGTCCTACGATGAAGAAGTAGATAGGTTAGTAATCGAAGTACCAAGTGTACTAAGTAAGGTAGAGATTAAAAGAAACGATAAACACGTTCAGGGTCAAATTAAAAAAGTGCTTCAAAGATCCTTAGACGATTTAGATATAAAGTCAGTTAATTCAATCAATTCGGAATCATAATTTAAAACTGCTTTGCCATTTCTCTCTAAATCAGACCTTATGAGATCATCAATGAATTGCATCAATAACTTAATAGAAAATGCGGCCCCGAACATATATAGTTCCTCACTTTGTTTGTCAATATTCTCCGCTTCTCTTTCAAGGTGTTTTTTGACAGGCTTAAGAACAAGGGGGTGCATTTTACTAATATCGGGGTGGATTTTTAAGATCTTTTCAAATATAGAATCTTCCATACGATTAACTGATTTAGGGTTGAGTTAAAGAATTTACAATATACAGATTTCCCATGATTAACTTAGAACTAAAGCTAATACAAAACAATCTCTGTATCTCAGTAGATGCCTTGGCAAACACCATTCAAAAGCCTTTTGAAGTAGCTTTAAATGCTATTAAAAAAGGACTCGAACGACATAGAAATGGTTATGATAGCTGGCAGCATTTTGAAGATGAGAGCGACCGCAGAAAGAAATGGATTGTACTGGATAGCATACCGGAAGATACGAGACTCCATGTTGAATATATTATCCAAGACCCCTGGCTAGTCTACTATACTCAGTTGATGACATTGGAAGTATTTCAAGATATCAGCGCAAAAGACAAAGCCTACTTCCAGGAAATAAAGATTAAGGCCGGACAAATCGGATTTACCAAAGACCAGGCTAATGATTTAGCGGAGGCTTGTAGCTGGTTAAGGTTCGTAAATTCAGGTTGGTATAACAATAAGTTTTCGGGGAAAGTAGAGTTTTATAATTGGGCAGCCAAAGTCATCAAACAGCGAAATCTGTACGGCTTTAAAGTGGGCAGTGCCAAGACTCTTAGAAAGAAAGTAAAGGAGTGGAATAGTAGGGGTCGTGAGTCCTTAATCCCTGGCTATGTGGGTAATAATAATGCGCAGAAAATCACCAACGAAGCGGAACAATATATCATCTATTTATACTCTCAACCTGAAAAATTGTCACTTCGGGATGTTACCAAAATTCACAATGATTTAGCTCAGGAAAACAACTGGAATGAGCTATCAGAAGAGAGGATCAGACAGGTGTTATTTAAGTCCAAAAACAAACAACTTTGGTATCCTAAAAGGCATGGAATAGAAGCTTTTCGAAATGAAAGCGAACGAACTATTAAACGTCGTCGTCCTTCCTTCGCTGATGCCCTTTGGACGATGGACGGAACTTCACTACAGCTATTATATATAGATGAAAAAGGAAGGCTTAGAAGCGACTTGTATGTATATGCGGTGGCCGATGCTTTTAGTCAGGCTCTAATTGGCTACGCTTTAGGGGAAACAGAAGATGCAAGACTCGTTCAACGTGCACTTAGAGATGCTTGTAAAAAGACGGGAATGTTACCCTATCAGGTACAATATGATAATTCCAGTGCCAATAAAGGAGGCGAAGTACAGCAGCTATTAACCAAGCTTACCAGGCACCATACACCAACGGCACCATACAATGGAAAATCCAAAGTAATTGAGTCTATATTTGGAAGGATCGAGCAACGTTTTATGCGACTATTTCCCAACTTCAAAGGCGGTAATATTACGGCTCCATCCCTCAATAGTAAAGCCAATCCTGATTACATCAAACAGCAGTTAAAAGATAAAACATTACCTACAAAAGATCTGGTTATTGAGCAGATAGAATTGATTATTGAGCTTTACAATAATAGTAAAAATGGCAAAGGCCAAATCATTAACGAACTCTATAGAACACCCCATGAAAAGCGTAAGGAAATTGAATTCCACCAAATGATAGATCTGTTTTGGGTTAAGCGTAGGAAGCAAGCCAGTTATACTAAAAACGGCCTAACCATCGAGATAAAGACAAGGGGTGTGGCGGAAAGGTACACCTATGAGGTAGAAAACGAAAGAGGTATTGAAGACCGTGAATTCAGGCGGCAGTATTTAGGCTCTAAGTTCGATATCATGTATGATCCTTATGATCTGGAATACATCAACTTGTATAAAGACGGTGCCTGGGTAGCTACTGCCAGGCAAAAATATGAAACTCCAATGGCTCTGGCTGACATGGAAGAAGGCGATGGCCAGATAATAGCCAGGGCGCAAACACAAAGAAAGGACTACATCGCGGAGCAATATGAAACGATGGAAGAATTGGAAGGCCAGATTATTGAAAATGGCTATCCGGTTTTTAGTCCTCAACTGCTACGCAAAGACGAATACAATAGAATCGAAAATGAGATACTACTAAATAGGGTTAGCCAGATAGGGCAAGTCATTGAGATAGAGAAAAAGCCAAGAAAGCAACGCTATTCTTTATACAAAGATGATGCCGATGGCAGCCGCATTGAATAATCATTACAATTAGAAAACATGAACAACAAAAGAATCGAATTACAACAAACCGTTAATGAAGCTTTAAAAGGCATCAGCCAAAACGGATTAGCTAACCAGGCGGGCGTATCTGCTGCCACACTTATCAACATCAAAAGGGGGGAATGGGAGCACATATCAGACCCTATGGTTTCCAAGCTTCGGGCTTTCTTTCGCCTGGATGATTGGGGCATCCGCAAGACCCACAATTTTAGCGTAATATCACAGATCTGTGATGATGCCAGAGATAACAAAAGGTTTATGGCGGTAGCTGGATACACAGGAGCCGGAAAGACTACAGCCCTGGAGTATTACACTCGAAGCAATACCAATGCCTTTTATGTACTGGCTGATATCCTCCACTCTAAGCGCACTTTCATTCAAAGTATCCAGCAAGCATTAAACATTAGTGAGGGGTCCTCCATTCGGGAAATGCTAGAAAGTATTGTTCGCAAGTTAATACGCCTTGAAAATGCATTGTTGATTATTGATGATGCTGGCAAACTGAATGATTCTTGCCTTAGAATCCTACAGATTATCTATGATAGAACTTTCCAAAATGCAGGACTTGTACTGTCTGGTACGGAATACCTGAAAACCAAAATTGACAGGTCAGCCAAAAAGGATGTACAAGGTTTTAGAGAACTTAAAAGGCGAATTGAATATTGGCAGCCGCTTCGAAGACCTACCAAAAAGGTAGTTGCTAACATCTGCCAAGATATGCAGATAACAGACAGCCAGGCCATAGCTTACATCTACGAGCACGCCAAAGACTATGGCACCTTAAAGAATTTAGTCACCAACGCCATGAAGGCAGCCGCCTTAAATGGTGTACAAGTAACAAGGGAGTTATTGATTGATGTTCATGTAGGCGATCACGCCTACGAGAGTCAAACGGTATGAAAAAAGTATTGGAAGGATTACAGCAATCAGAACAAAATATTTTAAGCATGCTGCCCAGCCAGGTGACAAGTGAAGATTTGTTTTGGCTACGGGTAGATATAGCAACCTATTACCTGGATCATAAATACAACGATCCAGGTAAAGTGAAGGAAATTATTTCTAATAAAAGGTTTTGGAATTGGTTTTTGCGCTGCTGGACCATCAACGACAAACAGATCTACGGAGCCATTACCAGAAACGAGTGTTGGGCCAGGCTGCCAGTAGGCTTATATATTCAATCTCAATGGGCAAAACTTCAAAGATTAGAGATGACCAAAACCATCAAAAAAGCGGTACTAGTATGACAACTACAATTAAACAAAAATTCGATATAGATCTAAATGCAAGAATTCAGAATTCCGTGCAAGACATCTTCTTTGCTATCAAGAAACTGGCTAACCATACTGAATGTGATAACCTTAAGGCTCTAGCTAATACTAAGTGGTACGAGCGTAATTATACGCTGCCTGAAATCTGTAAGCTTACAAATAAATTCATTATGGACAACAACGGGAAGTTAAGTATGGGAAGAGTAGAATGGCATGATTTAAGTGTTCAGGAGAAAATGGTCAATCGTATTTATGCAGGAATCAAAGAAAGGTTGTTTGATATCCCTCATTTAATCCTATCGGAAATAGAAAACTATTGCAAGCTATACTTTGAATTTAAGGCACTGGTTAATCGTGCAGATCTGGATAAGAAAACAGTAAGGTTAAATTTTGCCATACTCAGGCAGTATTTCAGAGACACAGGCAACTTACTTAATTCTAAAATCCAGGCAAACTTTTAATCATGAGAGCAATAGGAGTAAGGCGGTTTTTAGAAAAGAAATTCGATTGCTTTGCCTTTGACGGCAAGTTTCTTGACTCATTTGCAGAGCCGGAAAAGAATTTTAGAATGTTGATTTATGGCCCAAGTGGAAGCGGTAAGACAGAGTTTTGTATGCAGCTTGCCAAGTACTTATGCGGATTTACAAGGGTCTATTACAATAGCTATGAGCAAGGAATTTCTAAGAGTCTACAGGATTCATTGAGGCGTAATAACATGGAAGAGGTAGCCGGAAAGATCATCTTTGGAGATCGAGAAAACGTCAAGGAAATGACCGACAGACTCAAGAAGCGCAATAGTGCTAAAGTGGTCTTCATAGATTCCCGTGATGACATGGGCTTAACGGCTCATCAATATAGTAAGCTAATCCACCAATTCCCAAAAAAGGCTTTTATAATTACTGCCTGGGAACACGGAGGTAAGCCCAAAGGCCATCATGGAAAAGCTATTGAATATCTGGCAGATATCAAAGTACAAGTTAGTGAGTTTCGAACAAAACACAGATGCCGCTTTGGAGGTAATGAACCCTTTGTTATTTGGGATAAACCCAAAAAGAAGGTGCCACAAATAGGGCTATTTGAACAAAGATAAATGCAATTTCCCATCCACACCTATTGATTTTTATAAAACAATTTAAAATCAATAACATGACAAATGTTGCAGAAAAACAAGCAGTACAAGTAAGTGAAGACCAGGCTAAACAGGCTATGAAAGACTACCTAAAGCTTGTGGCAAAAATGACTATCCTGGAATCTCAAAAGAGCTTAAAGGTACAGGAGGTTGAAAACCAATTTAATCCTGATATCGACCTGTTAAGCCAAAGGCTTTTAGAAAATCATGATCTACTAAAAACTTATGCTGAACAGAACAGAAAAGAACTTTTTGGGAAAAATCAAACCATCGACTTTGAAGGCGGCCAACTATCCTTTAGAAAGTCGGGTAAGAAGTTGGAACTGATTGATTCAGAAAAAAAGGATTGGGAAGCTGTTACCAAGTACCTGGAAAAGAACTATCCAGCTTATATCATCAAAGAAACTAAGCCAGATAAGAAAAGCTTTGTGAGGGATTTTGCAGATAAGGCGGCCAGCATCCTAAACAAAATAGGGGTCAAGATTACAAGCTCTGAAAGCTTTTCTATCAAATAAAAAGAGAGCGTCTTTATTATTAGTTCATGTTGATCTATTAGGCCCGCTTACGGGCGGGCTTATTTTCCTTCGATAACATACAATTACAAATAGGGTTCCCTCGACACCAAATCGAGGCGGTAAGGTCAACCGATGGTTAAGGGCAGTGGAAGGACCGACCACACGGCCACTGCCCGCAAAATTTTAAATTATGAATGCAAATCAAAATAAAGTCTTACACTCTTTACTTGCTCAGCATGGGTGGATGGATCAAAAGGTGAATCTGGTTAGATCTGTTACAAATGGCCGGACAGCTTCCAGTAAAGAAATGAATATAGAGGAAGCAGCAGAATTGATCAACTATTTGAAAAGCGAATTAAAGACGCGCTGGTATCCCATGCGCAATAAAGTGGTACATCTTCTTTGCCTCTATGGGATGACTAAGGAAGATGGGAAACCAGACTACTACCGTATTGATGGCTTTATCAAAAACATTGGAAAGAACAACCCGAAAAAGAAAAAGCTCAACTACTTGAGCGTACAGGAAGTGTTGAAGGTCTTAAACCAGGTGGAAGTAATGGTAAATAAAGAATTAGGCAGATGAAACGTGATGAATTAGAAACACTTTTAGGGCATATCGGGGCGGCGGCCTATTGGGAAAAGGACAAGGAAAAAGGGGAAGCCCTGGCAAAGGTTCGTAGAACTATGAACAATTTCCATAAGCAGATTGAGGAATTGGAAAAAGAGCTTGAGCAAACCAGGGAGCAGGTATCGTCTATCCTTGGAGCTAAGAAAAAGTATCCATCCTATCAGAAATTCATTCAACTCTACTTTGGTTTTTGCAAAACCTTCATTGGTATCAATCCTAGAATGAGTCCGGCCCAAGGTAAAGCCATGAATGATATCATTGAATACCTGGTTGAGCAATCAAAGGACAAGAGTGAAGAAGGGGCAATACTAGCCTGGCAGTACATTTTAAACCGCAAAAATTGGACTCGCCTAACAAAGTACTTGCAGAACCAAACGACACTCATACAGATTAATAAAAATTTACAGGAAATCTTAACTCAAATGCGTAATGGATCAACGAAAGCCAGCACTAATAAAAATGCCAGTTCTGCCATTAAGAACCGCATTAGAAACAGACGATCATAGTAAACTAATAAAGTCTATCTATCGCATAAGTTTGGATAAGCTGGAGCGTGAAAGAAAGCTGATTGATTCGATCAAATCAGAGTTGGTTTCCTTGCGTAAGTCGTGGGCTTATGTAAAAGAAAACAAGCTATCAGGAATCAGCGAGATTGAGGAAAAAGGGAAAGAGTTGAAAGCAAAGCTTGAGGCTATTCCTGCTCAATATACGCTTAGGGATTTAGAAGTTCAAGATGGCCAACTGTTAAGCGATAATGTCCAGATTTTACTTTGCTGGATTAATGATAGTCTTAACATTGAAGCTCTTTCTGAGATGCAAATTGAAGCGGCTACCCTCATCATTATTGCCCAGTACGGAAGCTTGCGATTAGAAGACCTGGCCCTTTGTTTTAAAAATGCCATATCAGGAAAATACGGGAAGATCTACCAGAAAATAGATATAACAGATCTAGCTAGGTGGATAGAGCAATACAGGGAAGATTTACGAGGCAGAAGAGTAAGCGAGAACGAAAGCTTTCACCAAAGCACAAAATCAAGTCACTATGATGAACGACATAGCAATAGTGTAAGAGCAATTTTGCATAATCATAAAACATTCAATAAATGATACGCACAACTCAAATAAGTCATACTTATATGCCTGAAAAGGTAGAAGAACAACGCCCAAAGCTTGGGGTATTACTTAGTGCCGGGCATGGTAATTATTATACAGATCCACGCACAGGAAAAATGATCTATACCACTGCACCGAAAAAGCAATTCCTCCACACGCACGGACCTGAGTTCCATCAAGGAGGCTGGTTTTATGAAGGCGTTTATAATCACAAGTTTGTGAAAGACCTGGCTACGGCATTAAGAAAAGAAAATTTTGATCCTGTCATTATTTCTCATCCGGTTTACGATGCTCCGTTATGGAGTCGAACCAAGTTTGCAAATGATTATTTCAGTCAATCTGGAGCTTGTCTTTTAATTGACGTTCATTGCAACGCTAGTCCTAAGCACAATGCACATGGCTTTGAATGCTACACTTCACCAGGTAGTACAAAGAGTGACCAGGCTGCGCAGATGATGTATGAAAATGTTGAATACTTTACTAATGGAGAAGCCAAACTAAGAAAAGATAATAGTGATGGTGATCATGACAAAGAAGCTCGATTTTGGATGCTGATGGCAACCAAGTGTTACACGGTACTACCTGAATTAGATTACTTCGATAATAAGGTGGGAGCTGCCCGTTTGATGGACCTGGATTATAGGCTTTGTATGATTGCAGCCCTTGCTAAGACAGTAGTTGATTTTGATGAGTTTTTGTATGGAGAAAAAGCTTAAGGTCATGTTTGCTCAAGTATATAACTGTTCAAGATGTGGGGACGTTGATGGCCGAGTTATCCAGATTATTGATACTGAAAGAGATGAGGTTTGGAGTGAGGTAGTTTGTGATCAATGCAATGGGATAGTTTCAGGGAAAACTGATGATAAAGGCAATCCTGTTTGGAGAGAATTAACAGAGGAGGAAATACTTGCTGAAAATGGATTTTATGATGAAAATCATACCTAATAAGATGAGAAAAACAGCTAATGCAATATTGCAAGACCGGGTAATTGGAATCTTGAAAAAAAGCAATCAAAGTATAGTCTTTTTAGATGCCATTAAGACCCCTATTAGGGAGCTAGTTGGTAAATCTGCAAGGGATTGTATGATGGCACAAATAGCTGATCAATTAAAAGTTGATGGCATTATAAGTGGCTCATATGGCTTTATGAGCATGGCATGTACAAAGCCTTACTTCTACGCAACTTCATTTTCTCTTACAGATGAGTTTTTCAATGAGCATTGCAAAGGCAATAGGCCAGGCGTTCAGCTTCAATTTAATTTTTAAACAAAACTAATAATGGATAAAGCAATCTGGCAACAAGCATACGAAGATCTAAACCTTTTTAATCCTGTTACTTTCAGGATTGATGGCTACAGGGTAACGGTTCATTTGTCAGCCTCTAAAATTAAAATGAAGATGTTTTTAATGATCTATGTAAATGGCACTTGTTGCGGTAGTGATTGGAACTTAGAAAGTGAGATTGGCCGTAAGTTTTACTTTAGAAAAACTACTTATCTGTATTCTCCAGCTAAGAAAAAGAAATTGATCAAGGAGTTTGGCAAGCGTACTGTAAAAAAATGGTATCCAGGTATTGATAAAAAGATGACTGTTGTGATTCCACATTTTCCATCTTTTACAGCTTTCAGGTTACAGATAGAAAAGTATTGCCAGGATATTGAATATACGGGTATTAGAAATGCAATCTTATTAAGTGATTTGGATAAAGAATAATTTTGAAGTGACGATTTTTTCTATGGCCTTGCAGCTTATTGTTGTAAGGCTTTTTTCTTTTTCTTTTCTCTGACCTCCACCTTAGAGAGGTCTAGGTTAATGATGCTCATAACACTTTCTGCCAGTTCAATGTAAAATTCATTTCTTAGCTGATCAATACAATCATCCAAGCGAAGCCGCTTTGTATTATACAGTTCGTCAAATCGTTTTTGTAGATCGGTGTACTTTTTAAATGTCATCGGCAAAATCTTTGCCCCTTCCCTGATGTAAGCCATAGATTTGTTATTTATAGTTAAATAATTGCAGGGGGTATTATTCTTGATATTGAGCTTGCAAGTCGAGATCCGCAAGTACCTGTCCTAGTATTGGGCAAGCACTATAATCTCTAACGGTGCATTCAAAAGTCATGCTTGAAGTCACAAAGGTGTCTATAAAATTATGGGGCTGGCTTTCTTCCCTGGTAATGCTTTGCAAGATAATTCTATCATTTTCTGTGCCAGCTAAAACAGCGTATTCTGATAGTTGAGATAATCGAAATTGCTTATTCATAAGACTAGTAAAAACCTTACCGTCTATAAAAGTATGATTGATATGTATGAGGTCTGTTAGGTCGCGCTCATCTCCATACCTGGTTGCTGTAATTAAAGTACATTCAAAGGGTAAGGTTCCTTCTTGCACATTCTTTCCCATTGTGGTCCAGTCGATGGCGGCAAAATTGATATATAAGGCGGGTTCAATTCTTATAGCGTCCGAGCCATCTTGGAGGTATTGTTGAAGATCCAGATCTATATGTTTAAGCTCTGTTATAGCGGTGGTTAAATGCTGTTTAAGTAGTCTGTAAGCTTTAGTTATCATGCTGCTGGATTAATGTTTGTGCGATTAGTAAAATGGCGATGGCTAAAATCAATGTACCTATCATGGTGTATGGTTTTTGGTTTTAGAAAAAGTCATCAATTGCATTGGTGACTAAAAGCTCTAATCGTTTATCTAGTAATTCTGAATGCCCCATAAATTGACGTTTGGGCATTTTGAAATCTACTTTTCTGCGGTGTCGGCGCACCCTGGTTTTTCCTTTGGTTGTCCTTCTGGTATGACTTCTAACTGTTACACGTCCTCTAATGCGCTTTCCTTCATTGTGGGCTTCTGCGTAGGGCACATCTGTAAAGATGATTACATTGCTTCCAGCAGTGCGCATCCTTAGAGATCTTCTAAGCCTGCCACTTTGAATAAGGATGTTGCGCCTTTGTCTTTTATTCTTATCCTTAGTCTTTCGGGCTGGCCACCTTTGAAACCGCCTGTCAATAAATCCTTGCCGTGTAAAACTATCATCATAGAAGTTCAAAGCGGTGTTTCCTGCCAGGCGTGGAAGGTTGGCCATAAACTTCTTTAGGCTTTTGTTATCTCTAGGAAAATCGTGTCTCTTTATCCTTGGCATGGATTATTTGAATCAAAATAGTTATATTTGAACCAAAATTACAACTATTTGGTTGTAATATCAAAGTCACACATCAATACGGTGTGGATCATGGGAACTTGCAGGGAGTTTAGACAACTCCCTTTTTTTTAGTAAAAGATTGGTTTTCTAATACTCATTTAAAGATGATATTCTTAACGGCTCAACTGAAAGGTTGAAGCCGTTTTTTTTATAAAAGATTCAATTCTTGAAACTGCTTAAACTCAGAAATGAAATCTAAAATATCTGGAGGCAACATTGGTTCTAATCCCTTCCAGTGTCTAATAACTTTCCTTTCTAGTTTCATGCGGTGGGTAGCTGTCTGATTTCCTCCAAACCAGGTTTCAATCTCTCTGGTTAATTTGGGGAGTCTTTTGAACTGATATTCAAAAGCTGTCATGTATCCTTTATTAGGGTCCATGAAATAGATGACTACTCTTTTTAGTTTGTAGTCTGGAACCATCCATATAGCAAACCATTGATTAAGGCCAATAGTAAAAACAGGTTCGGTGTTCCCGTTTGGGTGCTTTTCATTGGGAAGGCCAATCATCCTTTTACCATTTATATGCAGATACGGCGTTAACTCAAATAGATTCCTTGAGATATTCCAACGCCATCCAGCCATAACGGAATTACGATGATTTGTAAAAAGACTAAAGGAGATGCCACATAGTTTATTATAGTCAAGTTGATCAACGCCTTTAAGGTCGTAGATACAAGACTCATCAAACTTAATCCACCATCCAATTTTGCCAGGTCGATATCTTAATGTTCTTATACCTGGCTTAAATCTATGTTCGTTTTTATCTACCTGGTAAGTGCTCATAAAATTTATTTTAAAGTTTGCAGCATATCCCTATGCTTGAAATCAAGAATATCTTTTCTGCTCATCTCTATAGCTTTGCCTTTAGCTTCAATGATGATGGTGCTAACGAGGGTATTTTTCATCATAGCCGAATGAAGGCCAATAATTAGTTGGTTGACATCTAGTGTATTTGAAAGGCTAATAACCAGGCGTTCCCATTTGCTGGCAGCAATGGCGTTTTTTACCCCGTCTTTGGTGTTAGCAGCAGTGACAAAGCTAAAGGCAAAAAGCTTGTTATTAATTAGGGCATCCGGGGTGCTGCCTGACTTATCCGCAATTAGTTCTACCTGGTAGGAATGATTCTTTAATGTTTTACCTGTAGCATCAATCTTTTTTCTATTGTCCAGTTTCCTGGCCTTATTAGCTACTAGGTAAGCTCCTGTCTTACTATCAAAACCCATCTTTTCAAAGTCCTTGGTATCATAATTGTCATATGCCAGGCGGCTGGCTCTAAGCCTTACACGCTGCCTTTGCTCTTTATTGGTGATGGCTAAAAAATAGGGGTGGTCCTTACTGTAAAGTTCTTGAGTCTTTCCAGGGTTATGCCTAAAGATCAGGGGCGCACTTTGGTCATCTGGTAAAGAGGTAGGGGCTTTGGTGGCTCCTTCTGCTGTTTGCTGGGTGGTGCATCTACAGCCCCATCCATTGGGCGGGAAAAACTCATCCCAAAAAGGGTCTTCAATGGGTAGTGTCGTTCCATCTAATACCTGGTGGCCAGGTCTTACCCGATCATCTCCGGCAGTGGAATATCTTATATTTGGTAAGATATCTTTGTTTGCCTGGTAGTCCTGCCATTTGACAGACATCTGGCCATTAGCAATAGCGGTATTGTATTCAGCTTGTAGCCAGGTCTTATTATACTGGCTGGAAATCTTGAGAGCTATTTCCTTGAAATCTGAAAAGCTTCTTTGTTTGCCGTTCTCATCCAAAAGGGCATCAACCATATCTTGGGTTTCCTGGTGGTTTTTGAAAGCTGCAAAGACATGGATGTTATTTCTAAAGGCGGCCGCCAGCTCGTAGCGGGTGTCGGTGTATTCCATCTGAGCAAAAGAACTGCCAAGCCCTTGTTGAACGCCTTGCCAAAGCTGACTTACATTTTCTTTCCAGATTTTAGCATCTACCTGGCCAGCCTTCAAACGCTTTTTAAATACTCTTTCAATGGCACTAGCAATAATGTTATCAATATTGCCTCCAAGGTTAAGCGTAATAATGTGAGTAGACAGGGCGAAATTCTTATAGGCTAGCTTTACCAGGTCTCTTATTGGCTTTTTTTTTACTTCCTGGCCTCCTTCCATATCGTCAGTGCTAGCTCGTTCCTCTCTTTCTTCCAGGTCGATAAATTGAATCTTAGCCCCTTGAAGTGGGTAGCCGTGTCCAATAAGAAAAGGAATTAATCTTTCATTGGTGTGGTTTTGAATACGCTGGAGCCTTGCTTTTGTGTAGGTGTTTAAGATCCTTTCATGCACTTCGGCAGACCCAACATAGGCTTTTTCCTGTGTGGTTCCGGTCTGGCCATTGATTAAAATAGAAAGCCCCTGGTCGCAACGCTTGGCATAATCATTAAAGGTCTGATAGGTGAAAGCCTGGGTGCTTTCTTTTAGTTGTACATCATCCTCATCATCCAGTATAGCCCATCCTGATGAGCCGATATTTTCGGCCATCGCTGCCTTAGTGTCGATTTCATCTTTTTGTGTGGATGCTGTTTTGATGATAAGCATAGGTTGGCCATAGCGTTCATTTCTACGGCTCCAATCTCCTAAGGCATATTCTTTTCTAATCACCACCTTAGAGGCTACTTTTAATAAGCCAAGGTCAAAAGCTTTTCCGATTTCCAAAGCGTATTTTGAAAGAGGACCATCTCGATAAGGTAGCCCTTTTTCATCATGTTCAAAGATTACTACTTCTCCATATTCGGGCCTCACGTGGTTTCTGTCTACCAGGTTGATTTGTGAAAACTGGCCTTCCTCCATTTTGGGGTTGAATTCGATTAGGGAATGGCCGTATAGTTCGGCATCTACAGCGTGTTGTAAATATTCAAAAAACCAAGGCTTGGTAAATAATTCTTTTAGGCTCTCATCTTCTTTGCCATCTTTTTCAATTTTAAAGTCTGACATCTGGACAGTAAAACGGGCTGTTCGTACCTGGCTCAAAAGGTGGTCGTCGTTCATCGCCTCATGATAAAGGTCATACAAGTCTACTCTTCTTGGCCTAATGGGATCTTCTGCCAAGGTAACGGCCGTTTTCCATATTTTTATTTCCAGGTCAATGCGGCCGCGACTATATTTTTTTAGCTTATAAACCAATCCTTTTTTGTTTACATTTTCCGGCATTGGTCTTTGTATAGAATCTTTCTTTAATTCCAGCTGGCTTTTACGTATTAAGCCAAGTCTTTTACCTATATTTTGAATGAAGCTCATATTTTCGATTTAAGCGAATTGTTGATTTTTTGACACTGTCCTGCGAAAGTTCCTGTAAAATTCATTTTGAACGCGTTTAAATACCTCTGGTGGCAATTTTTGACCTACATTCAGGAGTGTTGTCTTTTTGAATTTGAACCCCATCGGAATTTTGTTAAAACCTCATTTTCTGCATCTACTTTCCTGGGAAGGTCAACACTTTGTTTTGCATCACTTATTAGTTCCAAGGTTTCAAGCGTTCTTTCGTACTCATCAACCACCCTTTCAGGTATTAATTTGTCGGGTATTCTTTCATAGATATAGTACACAACCAAGCAGGTGCACCAGCGCACTACATTGGCGGCTCTATTGGACCCTGATTGAGAAAAAATATTTTCAATATTATATCGAGCGTGCAAAGCATCTTTTACTACTTGGATGGCGGTTTCTTCTGCCACATCCAAAACCGTAGCATCGTCTTCAATGATCTGCTGAAGGTGTCGATTTTGTAATTTGACTTTATAATCATCTTGAGATAAAAAGCTACTCATCGTCTTGATCTGTTTGTGCGTGACCCATAGCGGGGTTCAATAGTCCCAGCTTTGGAAATTTTGTTTAATTTATTGGTTGCTCCTTCTGTAGCATCGGGACCATCATCATGACCAGCAGGAAAAGCAAGAAATTGTTGTACCAGAGTTTGCATATCGGGATTAGCTCTATGCTTTTCGTTGAAAATGAATAGTCCTCTTTCAAATAAGGGGGAAAGATTTTCAATGCGTACTTCTTTAGGGGGCTTGGCTCTTTTGTCTTTTCTCAGAGGCACGTAATAACCTTTACTATCACCTTCCTTTTCAAAATCTCCCATTAATAGATCCTGGAGTGCGTTAGCTTCCATATAATAACGAGCGTGACTTTCTATATCATCATAGATATCAAAATGAACCATGACCATGCTTTTGATACTAGCCTTTCTTATCCAAGCTCGGTCAACGTAGTACTTGTTACCTTTCTTGCCAACCAGTACAACGGCCTTATAATCATTTTTGGCTTTGTCTTTAAAGGAAGGGTCACAGTAGCAGACTAAGGCATCATATTCTCTGATCTTTGGACACTTGCCCCATTGTATCCATTCATTTTTAAAGATGATTCCTTCTTCTATGTGCTCATGGAAAAATTCCCTTCGACTGGCTAGGGTTCCCATTTTTTCCATTTTGCGCCTTAGTTCACTCAGGGTATAGCGTTCTTTCCAGGCAGGTTGGCCGTTATTAAAGTCTGCTTTTCGGTGGGCTTTATTCTCAATGGCATAAACCTTAATATGGGTAATGCCTTTTCTTTTTGGTTCTTTGGGTTCGGTATCTCCTACCAGGTGGGCAAGAATTGAATGTTTATGTATTCTATTACCTGAAATGATGAGGCGGGAATTTTTAATAGACAGTGCGCCAAAGAAATCTTCTAACACCCAAGCGAGGGCATCTTTAACACGGGTTTGATTTCTTACAATTATCTTATCATCTATATCATCAATTGATCCATAATTGGGGCGTTTATTTGCTTTTCTTACACCTCTTGGAGATTGACCCCGACCAAAAGCCCAAAATCCTATCCCGTCCGTAGTCATGAAATTACCATCCTGCCAATTGCCAAGACTGCACAGTTGACCGTAATCATTAATCCATAATTGATTAGATTGGAATTGCGCCTGAATGTCTCCAAGTAAACCTTTGGCTTTATCTTGGGTAGCACTACCGACAATCATTCCTGTTAGTTCCTCATTAGCATAAAGGAACATGGGTATCATGATATTAGCAAAAACAGACTTAGCGTGCTCACGGGGCCATTCCAGGATAGCAAAGATGTTCTTATCTTCTTTGATCTTTTTGGCCGCCTTTTTATGAAACCAGGCAAAGTCGGCATCCATGAAGTGAGCAAAGTAGTATTTACAAAAGGCTTCAAAGTTACCTTTCAGGTATTTGATTCTCTTTTGCTTCTGGCCTGGTGATTCTTTAGCCACATTTTGCGTCTGCTGGCTGATGCGTTCACACAGATCTTGCCATTCCTGATAAGCCCGTTGGTCTTGTCTGCTGATCATGATAACAATCTGTGTTTTTCGTTTAGGTATTTATCTGCTATAGGTAGGATGGATTTAGCAATTTCCAGATCTTGAGTTTCTGTATATTCAACAAACTGCTTAATAACCGTAACAAATACCTTGAATTTTTGAAAGTCTGGCTTTATGGTGGAGAATAGCTTTTGCAGTCCGTCAAAGTCTCCCGCACTAAAGGGCTTCATGTTCCCTTCTGCTATCATCTTATCTTTACGCTCTTTCAGACACCGCACTTGGAAATCAAATATTTCCATAAGATTAGTTATGGTGTTTTCTTCCATTAGGGAAAACTCTATTCGTTTATCCTTCCAGTTTTCCTCATGTGCCCACCTTTGAACAGTGTTGCGGCTTAGTCGCAAAATCCGAGCTACTTCCTTGTAGTTGTAGCCTGCCATGTATAAAGCTTTGGCCGCCCCTGTTTTTTCACCCTTTGCCATTGTTTTTGCTGTAAAAATCCACCGCTTTAGCGGTTGTATCAAACACTTTTTTTTAAAGCATTATAAATGCACGCTTATGCACCATTTTAAAAAGTGGAATCAATTTTAAGTGCTTGTTTGTCAAGGATTAGCGATAGATTTTTGAGGAAGAAAAATGCACAGATGATAGTAATTGCATCAAATACGGTTAATAGGGAAGGTTGGCGGCTACTGGTTGAGGGCATCAACTTGGAGCCTTATAAGAAGAACCCTATTCTTTTATTTCAGCATTACCGCCCAAGGCAATGGGAATCAAAAAGCGAAGCCAAGTTACCTGTTGGTAAAATCAAAAACTTACGGGTAGAAAATGGCCAATTGGTTGCTGATGATCCCATTTTTGACCCTAATGATGACTTCGCTATGAAGCTTAAGAGTAAGTTTGATGGCGGTTTTATTAATGCCTTTTCTCCTGGCCTTGATCCAATTACCATTTCTGATGATCCAGCGCACTTAATGAAAGGTCAGACTAGAGCTACACTTGTAAAAAGTGAACTGATAGAAATTAGCATTGTGGATATTCCTGGTCATGCTGATTCTGTACGCCTTTCTAATGCGGATGACAACACAAAAGTTATTCCTCTCATTTCCGAATCGGAAGAAAATAAAGAAACTATGGATTTTGAAAAGATTGCTTTGGCTTTGGGTTTAGATGCCAAAGCGGAAGAACAAGATATTTTATCTGCTATCCAAAACCTTAAAAAGGTTAATGTGGAGGCAGTCCTTTCTTTAGGTCGTCAAAAAGGCGTGGTTACTGATGAAAACCAAGACCATTATGAAAAGTTGGCAAAGGCTGATCTTGAAGGTTTGAAAGGATTGTTTTTAAGCTATCCAGACCCTAAGCCCGAAGTGGAACCAAGCGAAGAAAATGCGACCATTCAAAATTTGTTGAAGCTTGCTAAAAGCCAAAATGGTGGTGGTAAAGAAGTGGAAAAATCAAAAGAAGATTGGGATTTCGATACTTGGAGCAAAAAAGATCCTGAAGGGCTTTTGGCTCTCAAAAAAGATGATCCTGAAAAATACCAAGCGTTGGCGGATGCTTATGTCAATGCCTAATTAAATAATTGTATAACCCAAGTCCAAGACTTCAAAAATAATTCTAATGGGCATTCAAAGAGAAATATGGGCTAGAGATATAGCCGAAAATTTATTCCCTGATAATTCATTTATGGCTAGGGCTGTTGATGATTCTGAATTCGTTGAGGGAGCTGTTGTTCACTTGCCTCAATCTGGAGCAAAGCCAAACGTTCAGCGAAACCGATCTGTTTTACCTGCTGTTATTGCTCAAAGAACCGATACCGATGCTACTTATAATATTGATGAGTTTACTTCTGATCCCACTCTTATTAAGGATGCGGATGAAATTGAAACCTCATACAATAAGCGGCAAAATGTATTAGAAGATCATAATAACCAATTGAACACTCAAATCGCTGAATGGATGGGTTATAATTGGGCACCTACTCAGGCTGCTAATTATGTTCGTACTAATGGTGCTGATCGAGTGGCTTTTGTGGCTGGTGCTACAGGTAATCGTAAAAAAATCCTCTTGGATGATTGGCTTGCTGCAAAACGTCTGTTGGATAACATGGATGTTCCTGATGATGGGCGACGATTTGCCTTGGTTCCTGCTGAAATGTATAATGATCTGTTGGAGATTGATAAGATTCTATCCAGTGAATTTAACCTTACTGGCCGCCTTCCTAATGGGGTAGTCAATGAGATTTTTGGTATCAAGATTTTCAAGCGTTCAAGCTCAATTTCTTACTCCAATGCTGCTACGCCTGCCTTGCGCGCTCCTGATGCGGCGGCTTTAACTACTGCTAATGCAGGTGTTCTTATGTGGCATGAACGATTTGTTCGTCGTGCTTTAGGTAGTGTCAAGGTATATGCTAATGAGGATGAGGCTGCTTACTACGGTTCAGTGTTTAGTGCAATGGCACTGGCTGGAGGCCGTAAGCGGTACAATGATCAATCTGGAGTTGTTGCCATTATCGAAGCTGCTGGATCTTAATCTATGTGGACTAAGATTGTGACATATCTGATTAACCAGGGCTTGCTTAAAGGTATTGCTGATAATATCGTTAAGCAGGGCTTTTCCTTGCTCCTGTTAGTGGCTGCTGTCTACTGGCTCAATCGAGAAAATCAATTGATGCGAGCAGAATTTAAGCAGGAACTAATGGAAACCAGGGCTGAAATTAAACAATGCCAGGATCAGGTATTAGAGTATTATCGAACAGACCGAAAAGAAACGGATGCTGTGATTAATAAGGCATCTGATATTATGGAACGGCTAGAGCATAAATTGAAATGAAACAATTTTTTAAGAAATATCCCAAGGCTCCAGGGCTTTGGAAAGTTGGAGACCGCTTTTTCCTTCACACCTTCAAGGCGCAGGCTCAGGACTATGCAACTAGGACGGGCCAGCAGCTTGAAGAAGTGACTAAGGGCGGTAAAGTCCAGCCAAAAGAAAATCAAACCGATGGCTCTTAATGATGTAAAATTTAATGTTCAAGGCGGTGGACTTGGAAGGCTGCCAGTTGTAAAAGACTATGTGTCATCTATCATCATTGGTTTGACGGCTGGCCCTGCTAATTGGGGTGGTGCTATTGGCAAAAAATATCTTTCTGCTGATGAAGCGGAAGATGATGGTATTGTTGAAGGCGATGCTAATTATGGACTGCTTTACTACTTTGTTAGTGAGTTTTTCCGTATTGCGGGTGCTTCTGAATTGTATGTAGTCAATGCTAGTGATGCTAATTTTACGGCTCAAAACTTTTACAATCTAACAGGTGGCCAGGTACGACAAGTGTTTTGGTATACCGAAACGGCCTATTCTGGAATAGCGGCACAAGTAGGAACGATCAAAACCTTTGTTGATTCAATGGATGCTCTTTTCGCTCCTATGGTAGTTGTTACCAATGTCAAGGACGAAGGTGTTGCCGTTGATGGAGCCGCTCAGGTGGATTTAAGAACAGCCAATGCACCGGAAGTGAGCGTTTTAATTTCTGGTGATCAATCAGGAAAAGGCCAAGCTTTAGCTACCTCTTTAGGAGTAAATTACATTCCTGCTGGGGGTGCTGTTTTGGGTGCCATCGCTGCTGCTAATGTGCATGAAAACATAGGCTGGGTAGAAAAATTTAACCTGTCTGAAGGTGCAGAATTGCAAACCTTTGGTTTTTCGGATGGCCAGTCATTTGGGGCCGTTGCTACCAGTGTATTAGATACCTTGAATACTAAAGGGTATTTATTCCTGCGTGCTCATGTAGGGGTAAGTGGAGCTTATGTAAATGATTCTCATGGAGCGGTTACTTCCACTTCTGACTTTGCTTTTATCGAAAACAACCGAACCATCCAAAAGGGGAAACGCCTAATTCGGGTGGCTTTGATTCCTGATCTTAACAGACCATTGACGGTTGATGGAGATGGGAAATTAAGTCCTGATACTGTAAAATATTTTGAAAATAAAACAGCCCGTCCTTTGGATACAATGCAGGCCGAGGGGGAACTATCTGGCTATACTGTAACTATTGATCCCGATCAAGATGTATTGTCTACCTCTTTGCTCTCTATTCAGGTAAAATTGCAACCTAGGGGCGTAGCCAGGAACATCACGGTAAGCATCGGCTTTACTGTAAATTTTCAGTAGCCGTTAGTGGTCCAGGTGCCCAATCAGTAACGGCCATAGGGGATGAAACGGGGGTGTGGGGTGCCGATGATGTTATTTGGGATTTTTCATAAATCTAAATCAATGAAAAAGTTTTTATTGCTCATATCATTTTTATTTCCTCTTTACTTGTTGGCACAAGTCAATGTAATTGATCCTGTTACTTTTCCTGAAATCGACAAGCCAACGAATTCTAATTTTCAATTCTTGTCAAGGATTAGCGGCCAAAATGGACGTACTCAATTTGATAATATGCGTAAGGCGGTCGCTCCTGATTTATTCCTTGGTTGGTTAGGTATTGCCATTACCGACACTATGAGCATTTCAGAAGCTTATCGAGGTAAGTTTGTTACGGACATGACCGGAAAGCTTTTTTATGTAGATCCAGAAGGCCATGCGGCTTTGATTTATGATAGGTATGCAGGAAGTGGAACGGAGAGTATACTAAATATAGAAAACACCTCTAATCCAGCTACCCTGGGTTCAACCCATAATTACCATCAAGGTCGACTAGGTTTAGGAGATTTCTCCAATCAAACCATTGGAGCTATGCTCCATGTTCATGACATTACAAATGCTCGACTTAGAATCTCTGATGAAGCTAACAATGACACAACTGCCCAGGCTTTTATAGAATTTTATCGAGGCTTTTCAAGTAATCTATTAGGGCGAATTGGATATATTGATAATACCAATCTTGACCTTCATTATTGGAATGCATTAACAGGAGGAGGGCTTTCTTTTGGCACTGATAATATCGAAAAGATGAAACTCTTTGCCGATGGACAATTGAGGCTTAATACTTATGGTCAAGGGACCCATACAGGGACCATTTCCAAATATGCCGCCTGGGATTCTTCAGGCAATTTAATTGAAACTGAAGGCAGCGGAGCTATTGCTTATACTCCCACTGGAAACGATTCGACTTATACGGCTGGTCAATTAGCCTACGATGAAAATAGTTTCTATGTTAGAACCTCTACCATCTGGAAGAAGGTGGGAGATCTGATTGATTTATATGCTAATTCTGATACCTTAACAAACATAGGAGGCCTGGCATTTTGGTTAGATCCACAAGCAGAAATTGAAGCTGGAAATTACACCAATGGAGAAAGTGTTACGACTGCCTTTGATTGGTCAGGAAATAGTCATCATGCTACCTCCTTAGGGGATGCCCGACCTAGCATCACAACAAATAAAGTCAATGGTCGAGCCGCTTTTGTTTTCGATGGGACAAACGATAGCTTATTTATCGCAGACCATGATAGTCTATCCGCATTAACTGAATATACCCTGTTTGTTGTGGCTTCCATTCAGGAGCCCCTAAATGGACAGAATTGGATAGTTTCAAAAGGAATTGGAGCAGTAGGAAACCGGGAATGGGGAGTCCTAATAAATACAGATTCCACCCTCACTCACCAGGTATATCAGGAAAGCCTTACTGCCACTACTTTATACGCTACCACCGGGAAAGTAAATTCCACAGCATATCGGGTGTTTAAAGCTGAATTTTCTGATACCTCAGATATCATTGGTGCTGAAATAAATGGCACAGGAGGAACAACCACCTCCACTGTAACCATTGAAAATAAGGATGCCAATATCCTCTTTGGGAAAAAGTGGGGTGCCTCAGAATTTGAATCAATAGAAATAGCGGAGGCTTTTATGTTCAAAAAAACACTAAGTGCCGGACAGTTAAGTCAAGTAGAAACTTATTTGAATAACCGATATGGAATTACTTTCTAATGAAAAACATAGTCATACTAATACTCTTTTTTCCATTTTTGCTTTGTGCTCAAAGCCAACCTAACATAGTGTTTGTATTTGCTGATGATTTGGGTCATGGGGATATAAGTAGAAATGATGCGACTTACTCCACCCCAAATATAGACTCCTTAGCCCGAAATGGAGCTTACTTCACCAGGTTCTACACCAGAGCAGCTTGTACGCCAAGCCGATTTTCTTTATTCACAGGCAAGCACGCTTTTAGAGGCAATCAGGTTGATAGCACAAACTTTGACCAGTTCGTTCAATATCCATATGAAAACATAGGAATTCACCCTACTGAACACACCTTATTTGAAAGAATGAGTGAGCAAGGGTATTACACTATGGGTATAGGTAAATGGCACCTGGGAACAGCCTCTCCTGACCATAGCCCAATGAAACACGGGTTTAATAGGTGGCTGGGTTCTAATTGGGGATTTACAGATATGTATGCCCCCTTTACAACCCGCAGCGATCGTGACTGGGAAAC